CTGGAATAAATATAGATCTAATCATCGGTCCGAGCTCCGGGTGCCTTGCTGGTATCTGCTGTAAGTTTGGATTACTCATAGAGAATCTACCGGTCACAGTTCCGCCTTGATCTGATCTTATTTGATTTATGTCTGCATGGATTCTACCATTAGCAGAGTGTTTTGTAATTGAATCTATAAAAGTTGTATGCGCTTTGTTAATCTCTCTTGCATCTGCAATAGATCTAGCAAGTTCATGAGGATGATTCTGTAAAAAGTTTTTAGTAAAGCTAGGCTCATTACTTTTTTCTGTTCTATCATATGGTAATTTTAATTTGTCGAAAGCTTTTGCGATACTTCTAGCTGCATGTATTTCAACCTCAATTCCTGTTAAAGTTTTAATGTAGCTTCAGCATCACGTTCAGCATACTCACCTACATACATAGCAGGAAGTTTGTACATCTCTGATTTAGGATTTACAGAATAACTTTTAGCCGCTTCTTGTAATATCTTTTCATCTTTACCAATACCCACATAAAATTTAGCCAACGTATTTAATGCATAAGATAATCTATTCTCATCTATTAAAGACGCTGCAATCATAGTGTCAACAATCTTACCTCTAATTCTTATACCGGCATTTCTTAACCAGCAGACGTCATACATAGCATTATGAAATATAAAAGTAGTTTTGTCTTGATTAACTAAATCCTGGACCCACTCTAAAACAAGTTTTTTGTCCATATTACCACCACCCTCATGACCTATCGGATAATAGCCTGACCAGCCCTCTACAGCCACCGCAACGCCAGCAATGTGGCCTCTACCGATGACATTACCTGACCCTAACGTAGTTAATTCAGGATCATAAGTCTCTAAGTCAATAGCAATTTCTTTCGCTCCTGATAAATCTTTTAGTTCGTGTGGTGCAACCCATTCTGTTTCGGGTGCAAATAGTGGGATCTGTGTTCTTCTCATTCGTAGTCTCTCTCCTTTACCATCTCAAGATAGTGTATTGCTTTATCTATATCTTGTATGCCACCCTTCTCCGAGTGCCTACATATATACTTTATAGCGTTGCCCTCCGCAAAAAGCAACTTATTTTCGTTAATAAATTCAGCAGGTTGAATCTTCATATTGCGGTAGTGTTTCCCGCCTACCTGCTTGTCTAGTGAATCGTATGTAGCTTTCTTAAATATTTCTTTGTTGGTCATAGTACATAAGCACGATCAAAGTTTTTAGGGTCCAACACATGCAATTCACGCTTCGCTCTCGTCGCTCCGGTATAAAATAATCTATGTAATTCATCCGGGTCATGACTAAAAGTTTCTATCGCTGCACCTGTAAGGTCCTGTAATAATAAAACGTTGTCGGCTTCTCCTCCTTTCGCTCCGTGTATAGTTGACATTTTTATACGAGGATTTTTATTTATCTGCTCACCGTTCGCCCTCATGTTACGAATGTAAGTTTCTGTGATAGGATCTAAACCTTCAAAGGCTTCGAACCATACAGCAGAAGTTGTTAAACCATGATCTTGTTGACACTCTTCTATTTTATATTTTGTATCAGAGTGTAGTGTTTTACCTTTTTGAAATCCAGGCATTACACTAGATCCTAGATACTCATAAATATTTTTTATCTCAAGATGATTTAATAGTTCA